GACATTGGCTGTGGTATGTGTGCAGCTAAAATTCAAGGTGTAAAAGGTTCTGACTTGGACTCAGATGCTAAGGAACAAATCTTCAAGGAAATCTACCACAGAATTCCAGTCGGGGTTAACCGCTTTGAACACCCACAAGAGGGATGGATAATTCCTTGGAACTTGACTGATATTGGATTTGAAGTTGCAAAGGCTAAGGATCCACGTTTGCAGTTGGGAACCTTAGGTGGAGGAAACCACTTCATCGAAATCGGTCATGACGAAGACGACAACGTGTGGGTAGTTTTGCATTCGGGATCTCGCCATTTCGGTCACCAGATTGCAACTGAATATATGAAGCTAGCTCATCCAGAAGGTAAGGCAAAGGATGGACATTTTGGCTTTCATGTAAAGTCAGAAAATGGATTGAAGTATATCAATGACATGAACATCGCTTTGAAATTCGCTTTGACAAATCGTAAGGAAATGTTGTTTCAGGTGGCTGAAGCTATTGGTTCAACTGTTGATGAAATGTCATTCATCAACAGTAATCACAACCATGCAGAATATGCACATGGTATGTGGATTCACCGTAAGGGTGCAACACATGCTGACGAGGGAATGATGGGTGTGATTCCAGGAAACATGAGAGATGGATCTTTCATCGTCAAGGGTAAAGGAAGCCCAGATTCCTTATGGTCAAGTTCACATGGGGCTGGACGTGTCTTAGGACGCAAGGAAGCAAAACGTGTTTTGGAATTGAAGGACTTCCAGGAAACAATGATCGGTGTTAAGGCTAAGGTTGAAAACACAACCTTAGATGAATCTCCTTTCGCCTACAAGAACATCTTCGATGTTATGGATGCACAGGAAGACCTGGTGGAAATCGTTCACCATATCAAACCATTGATCAACATTAAGTCTTAATGTTTCAATAACAACAATAACCAGGAGATTAAAATAATGGATCCGACAAATTGCCCTGAAAGAAGGACAGTTATAAACAAAGAGGACATGGTTAATTCACCGTCACATTACAACAATAGAACCTACCGCGGAGAACTTATTGAAGCAATTGACCTCATAGAAATTTTCATTCAAGGCGAAACAAATCCAGCTGTTGCCTATAACGTGTCAAACGTGTTGAAATATCTTTTGAGATTTCGCACAAAGGGGAAATCATATGAGGATCTAAAGAAGGCAAAATGGTATCTTGAGCGTGCAATCAACCATGTTGGTGAGGAAGAAGTTCCCTGGGAATCTCCCTGGTAGTTGACACTCACTATCAATTAGAGATTTGGGATGCTGTAAGTGTCCCTTTTCCCATATATCTCTAGAATGATCCAGAGGATGATCCGTATGCCACTTTCTGAGCTTACCTGAGCTATACTACTAGGAAAAATCGGGATCGTTAGAGCGCGACAGAGAGCCAGTTTAAATGTATGTAAACAAACAGCTTAGGTATTGTCCAAAATAGTCATTCTTTTTGGCTTTATTTTATGGATTTTGTTTACATTCTATCTAGAAAATGATATAATAGATCTAAGTTAAGAAACGAACACACAGTCTGAGGAGACAAAATGTCCAATCGCACTTCTTCAAGCTTCATCGCGCGGTTCACCGTTGGTGACTATTGTCACGAGCAGACCATCGCCATGATTAAGCAAAATGTTTCCGATTCGAATCGTCTCGAACGCCAACGCGAAGAATTGACCGGTAAGCCCGCGAAATTGAAGCGCGTTTGCTTGAAACCTCGGTCGCCCCGCGAGAAGTTTTTGAATCCGGACACTGGCAATTACATTGGATTCACATGGAGTGGAGACGTTATCGGTGGCATGGCAAATGCCGGTGCTGTGGATCTTTACATTTACGATCGCTACACGTGGTAAAATTATCTACTTTTTGTTTACTTTGTAGACAGAATATGGTATAATTGATCTAAGTTAAGAAACGAAACTCGAGTTGAGAGGTTGATATGATGAAGTGGGAAAATGAATTTGTGCTTTCCGAAGTAAAGGCTGGCGCATTTGTGCTTGCCGCTGGTGAGGAACTTGCGGTTGAAACCAAGATTGATCACGATGGATTTTTCTGGGTGATGGATGAATGTGGCATTGAATTTGACATGCACATCAATGACGTTGATGCGTTGAAGGTTGGTTAGAAAATGAAGAACTCAGAATTTGCAACCACAGTTAAGAATCGCCCTCGTGTGGTTTGTGTATTTTTCCTCTTGAAAGACTTCGAAACTGAAGATGGAATTTTCATTGAAAATGGTACGGAAGTTTATCATGACCAGTTTCAAGGACACATCTCACATGTTTTTGTGTGTGATGTTTTGCATCGCTCACGCTTGGTTATCAATCCCGAAGTTCTGCAGTTCCTCGGCTATCGTCAGGTGTACTAATGAATGAAAAATTGATATGCACACACGTAGAACTTGGCATCATGGATATAATGATAGCAAATGCTCAAGGTCCAACATTGGAACAAGCGTTGAAGAATAGATTCAACGAGTATGGTTGCCCAATGATTGTTAAAAATGGTCTTGCGGATTATGATCCAGATTGGAACAGACGCTATTTTCAGGGAAACTCAGGGAACTTTGTTTTCGAATGGGAGCACAAATCATGTTCATCTTAGAAGGCCTTGTTAGATTAATATTGGCATTTGGATTGCTTGTTGTGTCTGTGATTTGGATTTTTTTATGGATTATTGCACTTTGTTTTTTGGGTTTGTGGAAAATGTGGTCTTGGATTTGGAATGCACTGTCTCGCACGTGTGATGATATTTAGTTACACAACAAAGGAGACTATCACATGGAAAAGCTAAACTTGAAAAACTCCCCGCCAATCTTGGCAAAATGGACAATAAAATATGATGAACTTTTTAATATGCCAGCATATATTCAAGGTTGTCTTATTAATGATTATGGTGAATTGAAAGCTGGAGACAATGTTGTCTTGGATGATATTTTGAGTGTTGATTTTAAATCAAAGGCTGTAAATACATATGGCAATGAATTGTTTTTTCTAGTTGGAAAGGGTCAAAAAATGGTACTTGTTGAGGATGAGCAACCTGGCCCCGGATTGATTTGGCCATTGGACGACGAATCTGCAGAGGAGTAGAGATGCTAAACACAATTAAAATCGATGGCCAAGTCCGTGATCGAAAATCAAAGGCCATGTTTACAAATGACTATTCTGAGATAGGCATTCAGTGTTTTGATTGTGGTGATTGGGTAGAAATCAAGAAACTTACAAATGATCACATCACAAAAAAATTCCATTGTGGATCTTGTAGTCGGAAAATAAAATCAGCAATCAAAAAAGCAAAAAAGAAACCGGTCAAAAAAGTAGTCAAAAAGTCCACAAGGGTTAAGCCACAGTGGGCTGAGAATTGTGAACACATGGCATTCTTCAAGTGTAAATCTCCCAGAGAATGTCAGGGTTGTTATTATAATCCAACCAAGAAAATAGCACTGCAATCAAGATATGGAATACCATTTGAACCTGGTGAAAAGAAGAATGCTAAGGATCATTGGTTCTATGGAAACAAGAAACATGTGACGGAAGCACTTAAACTGTTGGCAGATATAAAATCTGGGAAAGGTTTGAAAGCTGGGGGCAATCGATCGTATTTCCGGTACGCCAGAAAAGAAGATGAAGAATAATTCGTTTTTTGTTTACTTTTCGTGAGAAATACTGTATAATTAAGAAGTCAGAGGAATTTTACTTAAAATTGGAGGTTACAAATGAGTAACACGCAAGTTGAAACAATCGAAGCTGAAGTTATGGTACCCGCTATTGACATGGGCACCCGTGGTGATCCTACCGAATACAACGAACTATATCAGTTTGACGTTCGAGAAGAAGGTGCACAAACTACGTCGGGTATTGAAATGCCTGGTGTTCGCACAATCATCCGTGAAGATACAAATACTGTGGTGGGTTCCGTTGGTTCGCATTACAAGGTTTTGACACACTCTGCAGCTCTTGATCCCATCTTGAGTCGCCTTGACAGTAAAGGTGTCAAGACATTTAAGCGTATCAACCTGATTGATAATGGCGCGAAGATGTATGCAAACGTTTATTTTCCAGGAAATGAAATGTCAATTGGCAATCAGAAAGACAACGTCTGGCCCGGAATCACGGTTGTGAATTCCCTCGACGGCTCGTTGAAATATCTTGCTGAAGCCACTCTTTATCGCCTTGCCTGTACAAATGGCATGCGCGTTCCTACCAAAATGGCGGCTTTCACTGCCATGCATTCCAAGAACAACAACTTCGATTCTATGGTTGAACATATCCTCGACTTTGTTGCTGATGGTTCACAGTTCAACACTTTCCAGAAGATGGCCAATGCTGGCATCAAGCTTGATGGTGTTGAGTCAACTATTGACAAAATGCTGGCCGACAAGAAGTTCAGTTTCCCTAAGCGTTACAAGGATCGTGTCATGGCTGAAATCCAGATGGGTTCATACTCGTTCAACACGATTACTGCTTGGGACATCTACAATGCGTTCCAGTCTGTGATTGAACACCACTTGATTCGTGACAAGGGTAAGATTTCCCGAGGCCGCGTTTTGGAAGAAGATCTGTTCAAGTACTTCGCCAAGTCCTACGCATAAATTAAACGGGGAGCTTCGGCTCCCCAAACCTTTAGGAGGGCCCTGTATGACTAGAAAAGAACAATGGCTACTTATTTTCTTAACGTTTTTGGGAATGTGTTTGATTGTTACGGTTGCAAACTGTGAAGAACTTCCAACAAATAAACAGACAACAGATGTTGTGATTCTAAGAAATAGCGATGGCGAAGCTGTTGGATATGTTTCAGCTCCAGAAATTTCAGAGTTCGACCACTGGATTGAAAGGGCCTGGATTATCTATCAGGATATCAAGTATGTCATTGAGAATGGGCTTGATATTGATTGGGATATCCGACCTCCATACACCGGCTCGGGCGGTGGAGGAGCCGGAGGAGGCGGCGGAGGAGCCGGCTAAACACATATAAATAAACAGTTTATGGGTCCTCTTTGGCAACTTGGGAGGACCCATTCTTGTATTTACTCATAATCTATGTAAACACAAGAGTTTAAACGTCTCCTAGAGCGCGTTCTAAGCGCGCGTCCTGAAATACATAGTAGCCTATGGCCTAGGCCCTTTGGAGCTCACAGTGAGCGCTAGAGGGCCTATTAGTATATGTTTCAGCATTGATTTAACATGTAGTGATATTTATACCATGAGGAGTTTAATCAATGGCCATCAAAAAGAGAAGTAGAATAACCAAACAGCAAATGATCCATGAGATCTTTAGGTGTACACAATCTTGTGAATACTACCTAATGAACTATGGGAAAGTTTACAATGCTAAAAAAGGTTATGTACCATTCACGTTATATGAATATCAAAAAAGTGCACTATATGATTTCCAAAATGAGCGCTTTACAATCACTCTGAAATCCCGCCAGACAGGATTGTCTACATTATCGGCTGGATATATTGCATGGTTGGTTTGCTTTTTTCAGGCAAAAGAAATTGTCATTGTCGCCGATAAGCAAGACAACGCTCAGGGATTTATTCGTAAGGTGAAAACATTCATCAACAAATCTCCTCGCTGGATGGTTCCAACAATCACGTCAGATAATAAAAAGAGTTTAGAATTTGCAAATGGGTCTCGTGTATCAGCTCAAGCCACAACACGAAACGCTGCCAGATCAGAATCACTTTCATTGCTTGTTATTGACGAAGCTGCAATTATTGATTCATCTAAGGTTGATGATCTATGGGCAGCTGCATATCCAACCCTTTCTATGGGTGGATCGGCTATTATCATCTCAACACCTAAGGGTGTTGGAAACTTCTATCACCGTCAGTGGCTATCTGCTGTAAATAAAGAATCAAAATTCCATCCAATTAAAATCCACTGGACACAGAATCCAATTTATGGTGCTGATGTTGAGTGGTTTTGCTCTTCCAAAGAATGTAAAAAGAAGCAATTGCTGCCACACGTATGGGGGTCACATTGTGATTTCTGTGGTTCTGCAGTTAAGCCAACATCACCATGGTATAGAGAACAATGCAAACAACTAGGGGACCCTCGCAAGGTGGCTCAAGAGTTTGATATGGATTTCCTGGGATCAGGAGACAATGTAGTCCTAGAGGAATATATCCTGAAGATGGAGAACGACCATGTACGCTTGCCAATAAGAGCAGACGGCTTTGACAACAATTTGTGGGTTTGGGAGGATCCAATTCCAGGTGAAGAGTATTTATTGTCAGCAGATGTTGCCAGAGGTGACGGTGGTGATTATTCGGCATGTCACGTCATAAAGCTCTCCAACAAGGAACAAGTCGCAGAATATAAAGGTAAACTTCCTGCAGATATGTATGGGAAGTTTTTATATTCACTTGGAATGAAGTACAACGAAGCGTTGTTGGCAACAGAGGCGAACAGTATTGGCTGGGCAACATGTTTGAAGATTGTGGAATTAGAATATCCAAATATCTTTTACTCCATGAAGGGTTCATACAACTCTCGCGATAAGAGGAAATTAGAAAATGCATTCAAAAACAAGGATGCAATGGTTCCAGGATTCCAAACGACTTCTGCAAGTCGACCATTAGTGATTTACCAATTAGAAGAAGACATTAGGAATTCCACCGTGAAGATTCATTCTTCACGCACTACTAATGAGTTGCGAACGCTCATTTATAGAAATGGAAGACCAGAAGCAACTGCTGGATACAATGATGATCTTAGTATGTCACTTGGGATTGGACTTTTAATTATCGCGACAACCTTGAAAGATATTGTAAACTCCAAACTTATGCTCGAGGAAACACTTAAGGGAATATCAAACACATATACAGATGCGATTGATGAAATTCCACAACTAAATGAAAATGTACATGGAATAGTAGGAAGCTCTGCAAATCCATGGATCATGACCAATCTGTATGGTCGAGATGAAGATTTAACATGGCTAATCAATAGATAGGGAACAATTATGGCGTTTAATAGGGGATTCCGACACAACAATAGCGCGCTTGCGTCAAAAGAGATTTTTAACACTGGAAGTGGTAAGATAAGTGATACAAATCTTGACCTGCCTGGAAAGTTAACTGTCTTTTTAAAGAAGGGCTTGGGCAGACGATATCAGAGTGAGCCCGAAAGACTTGATGCACCAACAGCTGCGAAGCATCAAAGTTATCTAACAACACAGTTTGAAAAAGTTTCATACGACAAGTATATTAAAACACTTAATATTGACATTGATCGTAAGAAATCGATGCTTGATTTTACGGCAATGGAATATACACCTGAAATTTCTTCAGCATTAGACATCTTTGCTGATGAATCTACAGTTGAAAATGAATATGGTCAAATTCTTCAAATCACATCTGATAATGTTAGAGTAAAGAAAATTTTAGAAAATCTATTTGAAGATGTTTTGCACATTGATCACAACCTTTGGCATTGGATTCGTTCAATGTGTAAATTTGGTGACCACTTCACACTACTTGATGTTCAACCAGGTAAAGGCATTGTTGGCTTTATAGATTTAGATCCTGAAGAAATCCGCAGAGAAGAGTCATATGATGGAAATATCAAATCAGTAAAATTTCCATGGGACAATTATGATACCGAATTTGCAGCATGGCAAATCGGTCATTTTCGTTTAACTTCAGACCAAAAACGCCTACCTTATGGCACCTCGTCTCTTGAGAGTGCTAGAATAATTTGGAAACAACTTACACTCGGCGAAGATGCAATGATGATTTATCGTATTTCCAGGGCACCAGAACGTAGGGTTTTCTATATTGACGTTGGTAATATTAATCCCGGTGATGTTGCTGAGTATATCAATAAAATTAAAAATTCAATTAAACGTGCTCCACAAGTTGATCAGGCCACTGGTAGTATCAACCAGCGTTATAACACGATGGCCATTGATGAAGACTTCTTTATCCCCCGCCGTAATGATAAGAACTCTCAGATCGATACACTTGCTGGAGCATCAAATCTAGACGAAATCGCCGATATTGAATACTTGCAAAAGAAACTGTTTGCAGCGTTGAAGGTGCCTAAGGCATTCTTGACATATGATGAAGATATCAATGCGAAGGCGACACTTGCAAATGAAGACGCGCGGTTTGCACGAACTATTAATCGTATACAACAGTCTGCAATTGTAACACTAACACAGATGGCAATAATTCATCTCTTTTCACTTGGAATGAGAGATAAAGAGCAATTAATGGGATTCAATCTAAAGTTGGCTAACCCATCATCTCAGAATGATTTACAGAAAATGGAAGTGCTTTCTGAAAAGGCTTCGGTGTTTAGCAACCTTTGGGATGAAGCTTCCCTGTCACCAATCTCTTGGGCATGGGGTATGAAAAACATCTTTGGATTCTCTAATGAGGAAATGAAGCAAATTCTCGAGCAACAATTCTTAGAAGGCAAAATGAAATTACAAATTGAACAGGCAAGCACAGCAGAAGAAGAGGCTGCACCTGGTGAAGAGGGTGGTGGGGGATTTGAATCGGCCGATGGTCAAGATCTTCCAGATCAAGCACCAGAAGGTTACGAATACCAGGATGCAGAAACAGGCGAAACTGTTGCAGAGGGACTACTTAGAATGTTAAATGAAAATGATTCTAAGGATTCTCGCGTAGAAAAGAAAAAACAATTCAAACCATCACTAAATAGTTTAGACAAATTGGACCCAATGAATCCCCTAAACTATTTAAACGAATTTGATGCTGCACTAACAAAAGGTATCAGTTTATCGGTTTTAAGTGAAAACCGCTAATATTTTAATATAGATAGAATTATCAAGGAGTATATAAGAGTGAACTTTGGAACAATTTTAAATTCAATGACTAAGCATTGTGTCAAATGTGTAATGGAAGGTAAGGATTCTGAGTCAAAAACTCAGGCCAAGGATTTCATTCGCTATATCAATGTGAAGCCAATTTTGAAGACTCAATTTAGAGTCTATCATAGTCTTAATTCGTCTTATGTAAAAGATAGAGACGATGCAAGGTTATTTGTGTCTGAAACAATCAACACATTAAAGGGCTACACATTCAGTGACATTAAGACATACAACGCTTTGTTAGAAACAAGGTTCAATCCTCCAAAAAGTAAATCTACAGCTATAAATTCACACATTGGAACGTTGATTAAATTTGCAACATCTAAAGATGATGATGTTCAAGCGTATGTAAATTCACTTAATGCTCTAATTGAACATGTTACAACTATTAGAGAAGAAAAATCAGTTATTAAGGAAGTAAATAGTATTGCTGCAAACGGTTCATTGAAATTCCTTGAGCCAAAACATGTTGTGCGCATTGCGATTAAGAAGTTTAACGCTCAGTTCGCCTCTTCATTGAATGATAGAGACAGACAGGTGTTTAATATTCTAAAGGAAAACGACGAAGAGAAAGTTCAGGCATTGTATATTGGGCAAATTGGTGAATTAGACTCTATGGCCTCCATGTTTCGTAAGTCATATCAGGATCAAGAACTGTTTGACAAACTTAATGAGGGTTTAGATGTACTTCGAAGTGGATGCACACAAACAAACATACTGAATGGGTATGAACTATTGGAAGAACTAAGGGAATTAAACAAATGAACAATTCAGAATTGAGAGAGATGATCAATGAAATGATCCAAGAGGGTCAGTATGGTCCAGGAACAAAGGTCAATGCCAAGATCAAAGATAAAAATTGGAAGGCGGAAATTGGGGCAATTGAAAATAAGAAACGCCCTGAAGCTCTGTATGTTACATTCTCGTCATGGGTTAAGCCCAAGCTGAGTGTTGTAGCGGCCAAGGCAAATTCAACAAGCGAGCCAGAAGCATTGGCGGTCTCTATTATTGTAGAGTTCATGCACAATGTTGATCTAATGAAACGCAAGATAGCATCTGCATTTGATCCGGATTTCTTCGACACGTCTAGCATCATCTTCACATATGACATTGCTGCCGGCCAGGCAAAACCTGGTAAGCGTCAGTTCATTGAATTTGAAATCAACATTGATACGGTGAATGATATTGATATGAATGGTGAAGCTACTGTAGATCGCAACGGCAAGATGAATGAAATTCCATTCAAAGACTTCATAAAACCAGCTGAACAAGCTATAGACAAGATATTACAATTCGACGCATTAAACATTAAGAAATCGCCAGTCGATTTTGCAAAAACCAAAGGTGGAAAATAATGGCAACAATTAAGAAATCAGAATTTAAAGCAATTATTTTAGAGTGTATGCTTGAAGAAGGCGATGGCCGTAAAAAAGTAGACAAAAAAATAAAAGAAATATTGAAACTTAGAAAAGATTTGTCTGACAAAATTTTCAATTTATGGAAAGAAACAGAGGATGATGATTTTACAGACATAGACGGGGAAGATTGGACCAAAGCTCGTAAACAACTTCTAACATTACATGATGAATTTATGTTCAATAAAAAGTTTGACGAAACAATAAAATTATTACAAAGAGGAAAATTTCAAAATAGGAGCAAAAAGTAATGAAGAAATCAGAATTGAAAGCAATTATTTTAGAGTGTATCAAAGAAGAACTCTTGAATGAAGGAAATCTTCCGGGTCAAATAAAACAATATGATAAAGAAGTCCAAAAAGTTGCTAAGGCAATTGATGTAGAATTTTCCAAAGATGATGAGATAATTTGGAATGGAGCATATTATGATGACCATACAATTTACATTACTTTTGGACTCGATCCATATGATGAGTCAGTTGTTTCTGCTAAAAAAGCAGTCAAAAAACTTCAATCTAAATTTAAAAACTTCACTTGGAAGTTGGTTAAATATGCACCAAAAGAAGCTGAAGAAACATTAATTGTAAATGGTTGGGGCTAAACTATGAGTGACATCCTAAACAAAAAAGTAGTGATCAGTGAATACTACATAATGGAAGTTGATCCTGAAATTATAGAAGAGGTGGCGAAGAATCCATCAGCTGCGTTTGTTCTTCAGGATAAGTTATTGCAAAAGGCGAATACAAAAAATGCTAATGGACGTATTTATCCTAAGAGCGTTTTGCAACGTGAAGCTGGACGATATAAAGAAAAGGTTTCACTTCGCATGGCAATGGGAGAACTGGACCATCCAGACTCTCCAGTAGTAGAGTTAAAAAATGTTTCGCATTTGATAACTGATATTTATATGCAAGGTGATGAGGTTAGAGGTAATCTCGAAATCCTAAACACACCGCCAGGACAGATCCTCAAGGCACTAATTCAACAAGGTGTAAAAATCGGAATTAGTTCTAGAGGAATCGGTTCACTTCAAAACGAAGGCGGAGAAAATATTGTACAAGACGATTTCGAACTGATTGCATTTGATGCTGTTAGTTCTCCTTCTACACCAGGTGCGTATCTGGTTGAAGGCCTACAGTATAATATTGATAAACACAATAATCTAAGAAGCATCCTTCACGATATTTTGCAGGATTCATATTTTAGATAAGGAGAAAATAGTGGCTAAGAGAAAAATTATAGAGGACGCATTGATCACCGCCAACGAGCTTGAGGAAGCTGCAATGGATAACGCCAAAGATGTTATGCTTGAAGCCTTCTCTCCTGAATTAACCAGATTTTTCAAGGATATCTTGACCGAGGGTGAAGAAGAAGATGAAGACGATATGGATTCTGAGTTTGAAGTTGATGATGAACCAGAAGAAGAAATTGAAGAAGGTAATGAACACGATATGGGTAAAGAACCGGATACCGGCCGTGGATCAACGGATCCTTCAGAAGAAGCTCAAGACGAATTGAAAGAAGAAGACGAACTTGTTGGTGATCAGGATGAACTGGACGCTGATGGGGACGGAGACATTGAAGCCGATGATCTTGCAGATTTAAGAAAAGAAGCTTTGAATGTTAGTATTTCAGAAGAAGATGCAGAGGAAGACGAAGCTCATGAAGATGCAGAGTCTCCTGATGAAGAAGCCGCCGAGGAAAAAGCAGAAGATGCCGGTGAGCCAGAAGCTGATGAAGATGGTGCTGATGAAGATGGTGCTGATGAAGATGGTGCTGATGAAGATGGTGCTGATGAAGATGGTGGCGAAGAAGAATTCGACGTTCCTGAGGAACTGTTCGATGATGAAGACGAAGCAGCAGAAGATGATGCTGAGGATTCAGACGATGGAATTGAATTAAGCGATGATTTAGACGAGGACGATGAAGAACTCGATCTTGATATTGAAGATGACACCGAAGAGGTGGATAGCGCTGATTCTGATGAGTTCGATGCGGTTGAAGACGATGAGATCGAAGAAGGTCTCTATGTTCGCAAAGAAGGCGAATTCACGAAGACTACTCCTGAGGAGTATCTGAACGTCCGCAAAAGTGAACTCGAAGAAGAGAATGAAAAATTGAGTCAAGCAATTACGGCCTTAAGTGGTCAGCTTGAGGAAACAAATCTCTTCAACGCAAAACTAGCAAATGTTAATAAGTTGTTCGAATCTGGACAATTTACAAAACAAGAAAAAACTAATTTTGTTGGTAAGATTGACGAATGTGAATCAATTGATGAAGTTAAAGCTTTGTATGATACAACGATGAAAGACATTAGTGAAACATATAACCCACTAAATGAATTCTCGGAGCTTCTTTCAGAGCACAGAAACAAACCAAAATCGAAGAACGTTTTCCAGTCAGATGAAATGCGCAGAATGAAGCGTATGGCTGGAATCGATTCTTAGGAGAAAAAATTATGAGTGAACTACTGAGAAGTGGTAAAGTTGGTAATATTCAGGTCCGTCAGTTGCAAGAGCAACGTCAGACCGTTATTGACCGTTGGGAACAGACTGGCCTTCTTGAAGGACTGTCCGGATCCAAGAAAAATATGATCGCACAGCTTATGGAAAATGAAGCTGGACACCTGCTGTCTGAAGCAGTAAACAACCAGTTGGACAACATCGCTGGTTTCGATATCGCTGCGTTCCCTATGGTTCGTCGTGTGTTCTCGCGCTTACTGGCCAATGAAATTGTATCAGTTCAGCCGTTGAACCTGCCTTCCGGACTGTTGTTCTATATGGATCACCAGGTTGGAACATCTACAGACAATACTAATGGTGCCTTCAAGAGTGTATATGATGCTCACTATGACAACGGTGCCTTTGACCTGTCGCGTGGTGCTCAGACTCTTACATCTGGAACAACTCCTACCACTACAACCGGGGGAGCCTCGGTTTCACTGCAGTATTCTGGTGGAGAAGTTGGACTATCCTCATTGAAGGTTAAGGTTCAAGCTGGAGTTGGCGCCGTTGGTGAAGAAGTAGACTTTGCAATTAACAAGCAAAACTGGACTGATGACTTCTTCGGATCAAACAGCAATGTTAATCTGATTTCAGTTACAATCCCAGCCGTTGCGGTTAATGGTACCGGTTTTACTGCTGTTGAAGCAGAATGGGTCGAGTATGCAACTCTTGAAGCTAAGTCAGCAATGACTGAAGTCAAGTTGGTTGTGACCAGCACAACTGTGCAGGTTAGCTCACGCAAAATGAAGGCGCATTGGACTCCAGAGCTTGCTCAGGATCTTGCTGCTTACCATAGCGTTGATGCTGAAGCAGAGTTGACTGGACTTCTGTCCGAAGAACTGGCTGTTGAAATTGATCGTGAAATTATTCGCGACCTTGTTCAAGTTGCTGCGTTCCAGGACCAGTGGAACTATGCTCGCAACGCAACTTCAACCCGTGTTGATGGTGTCAGTGTTACTCCAGACACTGCATCTGGCTATGTGACTCAGAAGGAATGGAACCAGACTCTTATCACTAAGGTCAACAAGGTTTCGGCTGCAATCCATAAGGCGACCCTCCGTGGTGGAGCCAACTGGATCGTTTGTTCGACCGAAGTTGGATCCGTGCTTGAGGACTTGGAGAAGTTCCACGCTGTAAATGATGCAGAAGCAGAGCAGTTCAATATGGGTATCGAGCAAATCGGTAGTCTTGGTTCACGTTACACCGTGTACAAAGATCCGTACCTGCCTTCTCACGTGCTGCTTATGGGACACAAGGGAACAAGCTTCATGGATACTGGCTACGTTTACGCGCCATACATTCCATTCCAGCTGACTCCTGTTGTTCTTGATCCTAACGACTTCACACCTCGTAAGGGCATTATGACCAGATACGCGAAAAAAGTTGTCAACAATAGATACTACGGTAAGATTAATGTTGTATTCCCATCGGAATATGATGTTGTTGGTCAGTCAACACCTTACGTAGCATAAGCTTAAGTTAGTAATAACTTGAGAGAGATGGGGAGCCTTCGGGTTCCCCATTTTTTTAATCTTTTTGTTAAATAATTTACCTTCTTCCCATAACGTGTCACTATCCAAACACAAAGAAGACTTTCTTAAACTAGGAAGGTCTGATATTTATCTATACACTAGATTGGAGAATACATGGCCGAATATACAATAAATGACGCTGAAGTAATTGCAATAAAACAATATGTGGATACCATGTTGGGCGCACCTGTTGTGTCAGTTGAACTTGATGACATGAGTTACACAGTTGCATTCAATAATGCTATCGAAGAATATAGCAATTACATCAACCAATGGGCTGTTAAGTCCCACATCGCAAACGCGCTTGGGCTCCCATCAACACAAGATTTCACTCAGCGTTGGGTCTCACAGAATTTCGAATTTGCAAAATCTTTTTCAAAAGCGTATTCCGAACAGGTCAACGTTGGTGGAGAGGTTCCAGTATATAAAGATTACATTACACTTATTGATAAAAAGCAAACATACTACTTAAATAACAACATTGAAATCATCGACGTCATGTGGCAAGAACCACCAGCTATTGATAGGTTCCTAATGGACCCAAACAATAATCCAGCCTGGGTAAACCATGAGTTCGGCTGGGGCTATATGGGTGCGTCATTTCAATATGTTGTACCAACATCATTCAGAATTCAACTGGCCAATGCAACAGAGTTGCGTGGCAGATTATTTCAGGGCGATTTTACATATGCTGTTAGGCCTGCTGGTGAAGATGTAACTAGGGATGCAACGGATTTTACAGGTAGAACTGAAAATGCAATATCCATATATCCTGTTCCAACTGGAAAATATTCAGGTAATAGGGTTTGGTATTTTTATAAATTGAAAGAAGACCTTAATGCGTACGCCGCACAAGGAAAAGGTGACTTGGTTTCAAACCCAGGAACATTAAGAATTGATGAAATTCCATATTCTGATTTTAATGCAAATTCAAAACGTTGGGTTAAACAATACACGTTTGCTTCATGTAAAGAAATATTGGGTAGAATTAGATCAAAGTTTTCAGAACTGAATATGCCAGATCACACTGTAACACTTGATGGTGAGGCATTGATTTCTGAAGCACAGACAAAACAAGATGAACTGAAAGAGTATTTGCTCAATGAATTAGAAGCTATGGATGTTGGAAAGCTGATCGAGGATGACGCTAATGCGGCTGAAAATATTAACAAGTCTCTAAGTTTCAATCCGGGCGGAATTATGCTCGGAATATTGGCGCTTATCTTAATTCCAGTAGGATTATAGTAAGAAAGGTTATTGAATTATGGCAGTTTGCAAATTATGTATGAAGACATTTAAACAACTCACAGTGACACATGTCGTTAAGAAGCATGGACTAAAGGGTTTAGATGATTATTACGAACAAACAAAGGACATTGAAGTCCCAGCAGAAGTTCTAGAAGAGAATGAAAAAATTGAGTCAGAATATTCTGCTCATAGGGCCCAGAAAGCTGTGGAACATCACAAGCGCAGACAAGATAAAAAAGCTGAAAAAGAGAAGAAAAAGAAAGCTATAGCGGCTGGAAATGAAGAAGCCATAAAGACCGACTTGGCAGCGCTGCTACAGTTTAATTTCATAAAGGATAAATAATGGCTGATGGACTACCAATTTTCTTCAGGGATGCCGAAGAGAAACTGATGATAGCACTGGGACGAGAGTTGACTGAGGGCTTAATCAATCAGCACTGTGTAGTCTATTCAATCAGTGTGGATAAAACTGAATCTAATTTTTATGGTGAATCCAAGAATAAGATATACAACAAGATGACAGAAATCATAGGTCGCATCCAGATTGCCGATGTAGATGTTGTTTCTGAGGGTGGAGTTAGACGTGTAGCCAAGGGTGATATGAACCTATGGGCATATAATGAACACCTTACAGAAGAAGGATTGGTCATTAATGTTGGAGACTACGTTGGATATGCTGGTAAATTTTATGAAGTGTATGACGCAGGAATCAATAAAGACGCCCTCGATCGTAAGTTCGCAGGGGACAGAGAATATTTCACAGAGGTGTTGGCAAAGGCAGTTTCTGAGGATATATTCAAATCAATGGAAGGAAATTTTGAATGAAAAAGAGTGAACTAAAAGCAATAATCATAGAAGAACTTCTCAAAGAAGGAACCATTGCTGAAGAAGATAAGAAGGCAGCAAAGAAGATCCAACCGGCTCTAGAGAAAGCACTCAAGGAATTGGCAAACGCTTACAAACTGATTGACAAAGAATTAAGCAGTGCAAACAAACCAGGACTTTTTGTTGCATTTAAAGATTCAATCAGGGTGGGTGGAGATAGACAATACACTAAAGGGGTTAAATTTTCATTAGGTGAAGCGATAAACAGACTCAGAGAATACTACAAATAGGTAAAATATGAAAAGATTTCCACCAGGCTATCAGCCATCTTCATTAGGCGAACCAGAGCCTTGGTTTAAAGAACCTAACCAATTGAAAGGAACGCAGAAGACGTTCTTTCCTCGTTCTATTTCGTTTGAAGATATAGACAGGGCTGTTTTTGATTGGTTTCAAACAAGAAAAATGTTGGTAGATGGTAAACAAGTTCCGTCAATATATTTGACTCCAGAAAAGTGGGCAGAATTTAAGGGTAAGTGGTCTTTTACTGATGGTAATAGCAATATGAAATATCCATATATTACGATCAGGAGAAGTCAGGCACCAAGATTAGGTGAACCTGTAAGGGGTAGGATTCCCGGCAAAACTTTTGAAACATATCGAGTGCCGGTATATGATAATGATAAGGTGTCGTATATGCATTATAAGGTTCCACAACCAATTAAGGTTGACTTGGAATATGAAGTCCGTGCATTGACACACTATATTACTGATATAAATATCATCAACGAGGTACTTTTGCGGCATTTCGCTTCTCTACACTCATATTTAGATATAGATCATCATTTCATGCCCATGGTAATTGACAACATCAGTGACGAATCTGATTTTGACAATTTGGATGAAGAACGAGTAATGCATACTCTGTATTCAATCATTGTGCACGGCTATATAATTAATGAAGACGAATTTGAGCAGAAAATCGGTATCAAGGATATAGTCGTAACTGTAACAGAAGATACCACTTAACAAGAAAGAAAGAGATAACTTATGAGCGAAATCTTCGTTTCGCCGGGAGTTTACACCCGCGAACATGACTTCTCATATTACGTATCAAGCGTAAATGACTCATCACTTGCAATTGTTGGCGAAATGCCAATGGGACCAGCGTTCAAGCCAACGCTGATTTCTAATATTGCTGAATTTAAAGAAATTTTCGGTGCACTTAGCCCAACACAACTGTCTGGCTATGTTGCAAAGAACTATTTCAAATATGCAAACCAAGCTTGGATCGTTAGAGTACTTGGATCTGATTCCCTACGTGGAACAGATGGAATGATTTCTATTCAAGATTCAGGTGGAACAACTTGTGCCGTTCTTATGGCTCCCGTTGGAACTACGGTTGACGTTTCAAACAAGGCTGTTGCAGATGTTGAGTTTGCACCTACCAATGCTGACACATTCCTTGTTGCTGCATCTGGTGCAACGTCAATTTATTCAGGTTGGGTAAACTTTACAAATTCCAATTCACCAGTGTACATTGAAACGGTTTTCCCAAGAGATAATACTGTTTCTGCAACCACTAATGGAATGGCAACTCAATGTGTGTTTCCTAAGCACTGTGCAAAGGTTGGAACAAACATTAATTCAGCCACTACGTTCACAGCAGCTGCTGTTGTAGCAGGAACCTCATGGGAAGTTTCAGGATATAGTGAATCAGTTTCCCCAGTAATTGTTGGAGAAACAAATGGAACCGATCTTGGTAGATCATTGTTTACTGTTCACACTATTTCAGATGGTGCTGCTGCAAACAGTTCGATCAAGGTTGAAATTTCAGATATTGATCAAACAAACAGAACGTTCTCTTTAAGTGTGCGTGATTTCTCTGATACAAACGACCACGTTGTGTTGCTTGAAAAGTTCACCAAACTTTCAATGACAAAATCAGAAAACAATTATATCGCCCGTGCAATTGGTGACGGTGAAGATGAAACAACTTCAGATTATGCACTTATTTCTAAGTACATCTATATTGAAGTTGCTGGTGATAACTTGGACGGTGGAATTCCACTGGGATTCAATCCAACTGTTGGTAGTACGACACTGATTGGTGATCTTCCAGAGTTCGCAATGAATACTACATATGCAACAACAGTGTCAACCAAGCGTCAGAGTTTAGGAATTGATACTGCACTTACAGATCAAGATGTTTTGATGGTTGGTGCTGGAGCGCAGAGAAATCTTGCTGCGACTGTTGGTGAAGATGAGGCCCCACTTAAGGGATTCCACTTGGACTCCGGTGCGCCAGTTGCTAGTTATGTCCCTGGTCCTTCGGGAATCACTGATTATACTATTTTCAATGCAAAGTTTGTTGTGCCAGTTTCTGGTGGTAATGATGGATGGGCTGCTGATCGTGGAACAGGAAACTTCTTGTCCGTGACTCCTACATCTGGAGAAGTCGCTCAGTACCTGTTGGCATTTGACACCATTCGCTCTGCTGAGGAATATGACATCAACCTGCTTGCAGTTCCTGGTGTTGCAATCACAAGTACAATCGGTGGAAACGCTATTGACTTGGTTGAAGAACGTGCTGACTGTTTCTATGTTGGGGATTTCCCCGATAATGTCACAACTGCTACTGGTGCTGCTGCACTGACGGCTGGACTGGATTCTAACTATGCTGCCACTTACTGGCCATATGTTAAGATCTTCGATTCCGACACAAATCAGGAAGTATTGATTCCACCTACACCTCAAGTGATGGAAGCAATTGCTTATACCGATCAGGTTGCATATCCTTGGTTCGCTCCTGCGGGAATGAATCGTGGGTTGTTGACTGATGTGCTTCGCACACAATACAAACTGACACAGGACGATCGTGACATTATTTACGGTGCCAGGATTAATCCTATTGCTACATTGCCTGGACAGGGATATGCAATTTGGGGTCAGAAGACATTGCAGACCAGAGAAACCGCTCTTGATCGTATCAACGTCAGACGTATGATGCTGTATATCGAGAAGGTTATCGCTGGAGCAAGTCAATATCTTGTGTTCGAGCAGAATGATTCGAAAACATGGGACCGCTTCAAGAACATGGTTCAGCCTATTCTTGATCGTGTGAAGATCAAACAGGGCCTATATGATTTCAGAATCATCATGGATGAAACAACAAATACCGCTGATATGATTGATCGCGGACAATTGGTTGGACAGATTTATGTCAAGCCTACAAAAACTGCCGAAGCAATCTTGATTAACTTCAACATTATGGGTAGTGGAGCATCCTTCGACGAAGGTGTGTAAACATAATGGGGTGAGCTTCGGCTCACCCCAAATAAAGGAATAATATGAGTGACAAGACTGATGCCACAATCAGGGTTGCATTTGATGGTAAAACTAAGGTTTCAGACCTTATTAAAGCCGCAAAGAAATAAATTACAAGGAGTTATATAAATGAGTGATATGCAAAATCCGGCGTCAATTAAACCGGCAGGTTCTTCTACAGAATTTGAAATTCCATCAGACGTTGTAACGCTTCCATCTAAAGGTTTAGTGTACCCAAAAGGTTCACCACTATTTGGTAAGGAAAATTTACAATTACAGTACTTGACAGCAATACAAGAAGACATTATTACGTCTCCTAATCTAATTCAAACTGGTAAAATGATCAGTGCACTTCTAAAGAGTGTAATCAAAGATCGTTCAGTCAACGTTGATGAATTAATTTTGGGTGACAGAAATACACTTCTAGTGTGGTTGAGAACAACAGGATACGGTGGGGAATATCCAGTCAGACTTCAATGCTCAGAATGTAACGCAACATTCGAACATGAATTTAATTTGGCTGAACTTGACATTAAAGAGCTAGAGGTAGAACCAGACGAAAATGGTTTATTTACATTTACTCTTCCAGTGTCTAAGAAGATTGTGAAGTTCAAGTTTCTGAATGGTGAAGATGAATTGGACATCTTGAAGACAACAAATTCAAGAAAAAAGAAATTACAATCTCAGGTAGACAATTCTCTATCACTGAGAATGTTTAAAGTTATTAAAGAGGTTAACGGAATGGAAGATCAAAATCAGGTCCGACAGTTCGTCTCTACCATGATCGCAAAGGATTCACGTGCATTTAGAAATTATATGCAATCAATTGAACCCGGAATGATTATGAAACAAGATGCAACATGTACATCTTGTGGGAATGTAGCCGAGGAGGTTGTTCCCATCCAGGCGAACTTTTTTTGGCCTGACTCCGAGTCATAAACAATACATCCTTGAAGAGTTGTTTCAGTTGACATTTCATTGTAAGTTAAGTTTGGGAGACGCACAACGTTTACCGATTTACCAAAGGAAATGGATGATACAAAGAACAATCAAAGAGATGGAAGAAATTAAAAAGAAACAAGAACAAGCATCCACGAAAGGGAAAAAGTAATGGGTATTTACGATTCAAGAAAAAGTGCATGGCAACGCCATCACCAAGGACTCAGACAGGACAACGCAGGCCATGGTGAAGTTGCAGATCTGAAGAAACAAGTCCTTCCAAAACAGGACAAAGAAATTGCTGAACAGGCTGCAGAAGTATTCGAACCAGTTGTAGAAGTGGATTTCGGTCCAGACTTGGCTGATGAAGAAGTAGACTTTGTAGAGGCTGCTAAAGCTGCTTCCAAAATTGAAAAAGCTGTCGAGGATGATTCTAATAAATCTAAGAAGAAATCTAAGAACGGCAAGAAGTAAGAGATTGGGTGGGATTATTTCCCACCCCTTTTCATTTCCACAAGTGCAATCACTAGGTTGCTACTTACATATGATGTTCTATTCTTAATGTCATACTCCCACACCCGTAACAATCTAAACCCCCACACCTTAGCGAGTGAATCTTTGTAACGATCATTTCTGATGTTCTTCTTTTGTGCCTCATTGATTGGGCCCCTTGGATATTTCCTAGGATTGCAATGCCAATAGTCTCCATCAACCTCAACCAGTGTTTCATATTCTGGCAAATAGAAATCGTAGATCTTATCCTTGAGAACATATTGCGCCTTGAATTTGATACCAAGTCTATTCAGTATTCCTGCGAACTGTTTTTCTAATCCATTTAAGCGTGTTTGTGAGTGTCTAAGGAGCGATCCTCGTTTGTACTTCCTGCTGAACCTTTTCTTCTTCATAAAACCATACCTTAGGATGCGTTCTGTAATGAAAAAACGCCCCAAATCATTTATACATGTGTTACCATGAGAATGAACTTGGGGCGCTTAGATTGTGATATAATTGACTTATTTGTCTTTGTTCTTTGGCCAATATTTTTCAGGAAGAACCCCAACCGATTGCCACAATATTACATTTTTATGTTCTATATTTTGAGCTTCTAGCCATTCTAAATGTTTTTTTAGTTTGCTAGAATTAAATGGTCCACCACTTCCACCACCCGACCCATTTTTGGAACTGTTCCAATTATCAACAGTAACATAAAATGGATTAGATTTTCCATCTAGTCGACCCTCTTCAACAATACACTCTCTAATAATTAATTTAAGTTCTGATTTTTTCATTAGTAGCTCAATACTGCTCTGTCATAACGCAAGGTCAGACTAATATCAGCCAGGTCGTCAACCGAGTGATCAAGGTCACCAAAGTCAACATTAGTAATGAACGCACCATAAATTACCCACTTTTCAACTTCTTCGGCACCGTCAGGTCCAAGCATCTTCAAAGTAAGGTTCTTTTTATAGTTTGTTGCATAGCCCATGCGACCAGTTGCTGGTTCAACGTGCATACGGACCCATTCCATAACCTTCTGTGAGGTTGATGGGCCAATAACGTCCAGGAATTTAACGTCCATTGTTTCAAATTGGTATTTACCAGCAACCCAGGTCTGAGTGTTCATGTATGGGATTTCTTTTTCTGTAATTGTCATTTTTGGACGACCAGCTGTCTGGACCATCCATTCTGCGAAGTCAAGGTCTGCGGGGAACTCTAAGATAAAGCGATTCTTACGCTTAGGCTCCAAGTCTACTGGGATGGGGGCCAACATTTCAGCCATTATATTCTCTTTTCTTTTCTATTTGCCCACCAAAGTTTTATAGCTTCACTCTTCTTGCGCTTAGTTTCGGCAGAGTCTTTGTGACCCAACTGAGCAGCGCGGCATTGCTCTTTTACTTTGGCAGTGTGAGTCTTACCGTAAAAGTGATTTTTGTCACCTAATTTAGCATCGCTCATCTTCTGTTTAGTCTCATCAGAAGGGTAAACCCCTAGGGATCTCGTATTTCCAATCAAACTTTTACTAATACTTTTCTTATGTTCTTCCGACAGTGGAACATCCTTATGAGCATCACTCATCCTCTGTTTAACTTCATCATTAAACGTAAATGTTCCTCCACCCGAAGTTAGGTTGTAACCACCAGGCCACTGTGACCCAAATTCCTGTATGTAATATACTTCGTAATTATCTAGGCAAGTTTTATTTGCTACTTCACATACAATATCCCAATCGAACTTACCCTTACGGAGAGCATTATGGAAGTACGTCGTGGAGCCAGAACGTATGGATTTCATATGGTTAGACTTCCTCTGCTTAAGGGAGAGGATAGTTTGCCCGATGTAAACCATTCCGGTGGATTTGTTTGTTGCCTTGTAAATAATCATTTCAACTATAAATATTGTGAAT